AGTTAGGACGACATATGATAATAGAAATAATGCCGGTATCTCCATTCCCCTCAATACAAACGCATCTTCATTTTTCAAGATTGGCTCTCTACAGATCTCCCTAAAGTATGGAGAAGATCTGTTCCCAGAAGTTCCTGTAAAAATATTTGAAATAGAGTCTGGAGATGTTTACATCAAGTTTTTCTTAATAGCAGATAGTGCAAATAGAAAACGTGGTCAAATCTATGCGCTGAATGCAAGAACAAACCAACTATTGGGTAACCTTGTTTTCTTTAATAATGGTGTGCCGTCTAAAAGACCAGTTCTTTATTCTAATACCTGGAATGCCATAGGTTTATCCTTCCCAGGATTTCTTGATATCGGAGGCTTTGTCGGAGCACTCAGAATAACAAGCCCAATAATGTTTAACAATTTTAGCTTTTATCAAACAACACTTGCAGACGACGAAGAGCGTTTTGGTTTTAGGCAGTGGTTTGCAGTTAGGAGTTTTTTGGGAGACCCTCTTGATTGGGGATACTGGGCCGGTAAAGAGGTCATTGGTGAAGAGACTGTTCCTGTAGGAGAAGCTTTTGGCTGGCAGGAGGTGCTGTTCTTGTCAACAACCCTGAGGGAAGAACTTGATGCTGGAAATATATATGATATATATACCGGAACAAACAGAACAATTTCAGAAAGCGATCAACTGTTTACTCTTAAAGACTATCAGTATAGTATATTCAATGGTTTGAGATGGACACAGAGTACGACCACTCCTGTTTAATATGGTATACTAGTGGTTATGAAAAGAAATAAACCACGATTTCCCGGTCAAGTCGGAGAAACCAAAGTACAAGTTGTAGAGGAAAAGTTTTCTAACTTTGGAACGTATGTTTGGCACAAGCCTAATGGCAAAGCCTTTACTGACGGTCAGGGCAATGCTCTTTCTATTGAGTCAATGAGAGATGACAAATCTAGAGTAAAAGAACTTAAAGATGCCGCCATTCACTGGGGGCAGTCAGAGGGTAAAGCGGTATTCTATCCCAATATGCGTAAGATCTCCGAAGAAGAGCACAGCGAGCAGGTAGACAGAATGTCTCAGGGCTTGCTTCCTAGCATGAATGATCTAGGAGCTCTTATTGCGGCAAAGAAAACATTACAGGTATACGGAGACGAGGGCTAATGTCTAGCGAGTGGATCATAGGGGCAAGTGTTGACGAGCTGGCAAAAGAAGAGGATGTCTTTAAAAAGCAAGATCCTTTTACACAATCTTGGGATAGCATTAAGTCTTTTTCTGGTTTGGATGCTAATTTTAAACGTAGAGCTTCACGCATAGCAAAGTCCGTAGAGCCAACAGATGCCTACCTAGCGAGTGCAAGAGCTGTCCCCGCCGGTCAAGATGGGGCACAGTCGAATCAGATCAATCCAGGAACCGTATTCCGTAATGGCTACGGCATGTTTGACGTCATTACACCTCCGTGGAATCTTTACGAACTAGCAAACTATTATGACACATCATTTGCAAATCACGCAGCTATTGATGCCAAGGTAGAAAACATTGTAGGCCTTGGGTATGATTTTGAAATTTCACAAAGAACAGTCTTAAGACTAGAATCAAATACTGACGAAGCTTCTACTGACAGAGCAAGAAAAAGAATTGAAAGATCTAAAATTGAGTTAAGAGATTGGCTAGAGAATCTTAATCAAGATGATTCTTTTACTGGAACTATGATGAAATTTTATACAGACGTTCAGGCCACCGGAAACGGCTACCTTGAAGTTGGTAGAAAAGTAAATGGAGATATTGGTTACCTTGGTCACATACCAGCAACCACAATGAGAGTTCGTAGACTTAAGGATGGGTATGTCCAAATCATTGGTCAGAAGGTTGTATACTTTAGAAACTTCGGGGCAAAGAACCCTAACCCCATTACTACTGACGCAAGGCCAAATGAAATTATTCATTTTAAAGAATACTCTCCTCTAAATACATTCTATGGAATTCCAGACATTATGTCTGCTATTACTTCTTTGCACGGGGATCAGCTAGCTTCACAATATAACATTGACTACTTTGGAAACAAAGCTGTTCCAAGATATGTTGTAACACTTAAGGGGGCAAAGCTTTCTTCTGATGCCGAAGACAAGATGTTTCGTTTCTTGCAGACAAGCTTGAAAGGTCAGTCTCACAGAACTCTGTACATTCCCCTTCCAGGAGATAGCGACAGCAACAAGGTTGAATTTAAGATGGAGCCAATCGAGAGCGGTATCCAGGAAGCATCCTTCAAAGAATATTCTAAGCAAAACAGAGACAATGTCTTGATGGCACACCAGGTTCCGTTGTCCAAGATTGGTGGATCTGATACCGCAAACATTGCATCAGCTCTTGCTCAGGATAGAACGTTTAAAGAACAGGTTGCAAGACCAGCTCAAAAGAATCTAGAAAAAATCATTGGCAAAATGGTAAAAGAAAAAACAGACATTGTTGACTTTAAGTTTAATGAGCTAACTCTTACAGATGAAATTGCACAGTCACAGATTCTTGAGCGGTATGTCAAGATGCAAATCATGACACCTAACGAAGCTAGGGAATCTCTCGGCCTTCCTCAAAGAAAAGATGGAGACGAACCATTTAGTATGTCTCCAAGACAAGCAACAGACACTAGGGCTAACACAAATCAAAACAGAGAAAGAGACACAGAAAGATCTAATAATCAGTCCGATGGATCTGCTACAATTAGTGGTAGAAATGCACAGGGAGAGGGACGGGCATCAGAATAGTTACTTTATTGTAACTTTGTAAAAATGATGCTATAATTAAGTTAGTATGACTATGTTCAAATCACATTGGGACACGGAAGGCGAGAACGTTCGTTTCTCTGTCCCCTTCAGCAAGGTCGATATTGAGAGACGCATTGTCTCCGGCTTTGCGACCCTTGACAACGTAGACAAACAGGCAGACATCGTTACCTCAGAGGCTAGCGTATCTGCCTTTACTCGTTTTAGAGGTAACATTCGAGAAATGCACCAGCCCACAGCGGTAGGTAAAATGGTGAACTTCAAAGAAGACAAATACTTTGATCCAGACAGCAAAAAGTTTTATAGTGGCGTGTATGTATCTGCATACGTATCTAAGGGTGCACAGGACACTTGGGAGAAGGTTCTTGACGGCACTCTTTCTGGTTTTTCCATTGGCGGAAAGATGAACAAGTGGGATGACGCTTATGACGAGAAGATGGATGCACAGATTCGTATTATTAAAGAGTACGACCTGGTAGAGCTCTCACTAGTTGACAATCCAGCAAATCAGTTTGCAAATATTCTTTCCATTGAAAAAGTTGACGGGGTAGACGTTGTTAAGTCTGCATCTCTAGAAACAGAACTAGAGAATGTATTCTGGGATAAAGAGTCTGGCCTTGTAACTGTATCTTCTAACGAAAAAGAGCTTAGCCCAATTAGCGGTGAGCCAATGGACAACATAGGTTTCGTTGAAAAAAATGACAGCGAAAAAAAAGATATGATAAAGTTCTTAATTGATAGTGCTAAAGGCATTAATACAATTGAGATGACAAAGGAGGTAAACCCTATGACTGATGAAACCAATAACCTCGAAGAGGTTGTAGAAAAATCAGATGAGGTCGCTCCAGAGGCAGATGCCACAGAGTCTAACGTTGAAAAGTCTGTGCACTCAGAAGAAGAAATGAAGAGTGCAAAAGACAAGAAAATGGAAGATGAAGAGGAAGACGCAGAGAAGGCAGAAAAAGCTCCATTTGAAGAAAATGAAGAAGTTGCCAAATCTGAAGAAACCGAAGAGGTGTCAAAATCAGATGACGCTATTGTCGCAGAGACAGTAACTGAAATCAAGAACACTCTTACATCAGCCTTTAGCGATCTGTCAGAAACCATTAAGTCTCTTAACGAGCAGGTCTCTGAATTGAAGAAATCAATGAGCGGTATTACTGAAGATGTGACTGCAGCCAAGCAGGATCTTCAGTCTGCTACCGAAAAATTTGATGAGTTTGGAAAGAGGGTCGATGCTGTAGAGCAAGACACCGCTTTCCGCAAGTCTGGCGATCTAGGCGAGATCGTGCAGGATCAACCAGATATGGTTGAAAAATCCCTATGGGGCGGTCGTTTCCTCAAAACTGCCGATTTATTTAACTAACAAAATCACTTAGGAGGTGACAAAATGTCGGAAGAGATTATCAAAAATCAGCCAGGTCAATCTGGTGAACTAGGCGCAACTGCTCCTGGTAACTTTCAGGCCCAGGGTGGATTCGCATCTGGTGGCATTGGAGGAGTAACAGATCCTGGTGCAAACACACTAGGAAACATTCCAAACGCCGAGTTTGGTTTGACAGCTGGGCCCAACGCCGTAAATCCTTCGGGTGATGCAGCTAGTGGTATCCTACGTCCAGAACAAGCACGTCGTTTTATCGATTATGTTTGGGACGGTACTGTTCTCGCCAAAGATGGTCGTCGCGTAACTATGCGTGCCAACACCATGGAGCTCGAAAAGGTCAATGTTGGAGAGCGCGTTATTCGTGCAGCTTCACAAGGCATTGGTGACTACACCAACTCTGGTGCAACATTCAGCAAGGTAGAACTTACAACTCGTAAGATTCGTCTTGACTGGGAGGTTACAGCAGAAGCGCTAGAAGACAACGTCGAAGGTGCTGCTCTAGAAGACCACTTGGTTCGTTTGATGACAAATGCATTTGCAAATGACATTGAAGACCTAGCCATTAACGGTGACGGTGCAACCGGTAACTTCTTGTCTATTATGGACGGGTTCGTTAACAAAGAAAAGACTGGTGGCGATGCTCACGAGTCTGTTGTAACCGTAACCGATGACGCTTGGACTCCAGACGTCATGCAGGACATTATCTTGGCAATGCCTCGTAAGTATCGCGCACTTAAGAACAACCTTAAGTTCTACGCAGGTACCGACGCATTCCAGGGCATTGTAAAGAACAACGGTACTCTGTCAGATGCTATCGCTGAAGCACTAGGAACCAACGGAAATACTCAGGCAAACACTCAGTCATACCTTGACGGTGTTGGTCAGACATTCGGTGCAGCTCGCACCACTCGTGTCTTGGGTATCGACGTCATGGAGGTTCCTTACTACCCAGATGGTTTCGTGGACCTAACCTTCCCCGCAAACCGTATTTGGGGCTTCCAGAGAGACATCACAGTAAACCGTGAATATGTTGCTAAGAAAGACACCATTGAATACACAGTGTTCGTTCGCTTTGGTATTCAGTTGGAAGAAGAAGACGCCATCGCCTATGCCGATGCAGCTTCAGATTCCTA